CTAAAGTAGGAGGAGTGAAGTACCCATACACCAAAGAAGGTAAAGCAGCGGCTAAGAAAGCAGCAGCTAAGAAGAAGAAAAAGAAGCCTATGAAAAAGGGCTACTAAATAATACTTGACTTTTAACTAAAAACATGCTATACTATAACTGTAGTATAAACAAAGGGAAACTATGAAGCCTGAGCTTGAAACTTACTTCGACAACTACAACGAACTCTTCAATTCTGAAGGTTTTAAACAACTCGTTCAAGAGCTTTCCTCCAATGCAGTATCTTTAGCTGACATACAGACAGTTAAGGACACTGAAGACTTCTACTTTAGAAAGGGCCAAGTTGCCGCTTTAGCTTCTGTGATTAATCTGGAGAATACTATATCAGTAGCCAGAGAACAAGCAGAAGAGGAAGAAGAAGTAGATGATTAAAGTATACGACTTTCGTTGTGACAACGGACACGTATATGAGAAATTTGTAGACTCTAGTACCTCAGTCAGTAGGTGCGAGTGTGGCGCTAGTGCTACAAAAATGCTGTCTGCCCCGGCTTTTATACTTGATGGACACACTGGGGACTTCCCCGGTAGACACATGAAGTGGGTAAAAGAACACGAACAAGCAGGTAGAAAACCCTAGTCTCCATAATGACAAAGTTCACGGAGTTTGATTATGTCTAAAGCGACAATGGTTGACATGCAACCTGAAGAGGAAATTGCAGAAGAAACCATAGAAAACGAAGTACAAGAGATTCAACACCAAGAAGAAGTAGTTGAGCAACCTCAATCAGAACCTACAGTACCGGAGAAGTACCAAGGTAAGTCTCTGGGAGAAGTGGTACAGATGCACCAAGAGGCTGAGAAGCTTTTAGGTCGTCAGTCCTCTGAAGTAGGAGAACTTCGTAAGGTAGTGGACGATTACATTTCAACGCAATCACCACAACCAGCACCTCAACAGTACGTTGAGCCTGAAGACGATATAGACTACTTTACAGACCCTCAAGCAGCCGTTAATCGTGCTATTGATAATCATCCTAAAATCAGAGAAGCTCAAGAGTACTCTGCTCAGTACAAAAAACAGTCATCTCTGGCAACGCTTACTAATAAGCATCCAGACATGCAGGGCATCCTTAAGGACCCTAAGTTTGCTGAGTGGATACAAGCTTCAAAGGTTAGGACAAAGTTGTTTGTAGAAGCTGACCAACAATATGACGCGGAAGCTGCTGACGAACTGTTTTCACTCTGGAAGGAGCGTAAGACAGTAGCACAGCAGACAGTGCAAGTTGAGAAACAAGCACGTAAGCAGCAGATTAAGGCAGCTAATACAGGCAATGCACGAGGCAGTGCTGAAGGGAGTCGTAAGAAAGTGTATCGTAGGGCCGACATCATTAAACTAATGAAAACAGACCCTGAGCGTTACCAAGCTTTATCTGAGGAGATTTTAAGAGCTTATAGCGAGGGTCGAGTCAAATAATCTAAAGGAGATTAAGACTAATGGCTACTGCTACATATCCCGGTGCAGGGGGTAATACTGCAAAGACTGAAGCGGCTACGTTTATTCCAGAAATTTGGAGTGACGAGATTATCGCTGCTTACCAGAAGAACCTGAAGATGGCTCCACTTGTCAAGAAGCTCGCTATGAGTGGCAAGAAAGGTGACAAGCTTCACATCCCTAAGCCAGTACGTGGAGACGCAAATGCTAAGGCTGCTGATACTGCAGTTACTATCATTGCTAACACTGAAGGCGAACTGACTGTTGACATCGATAGACACTTTGAGTACTCAAGACTCATTGAAGACATCGTAGAAGTACAAGCTCTAAACAGCTTGCGACAGTTCTACACTGAAGACGCTGGCTACGCTCTGGCTACTAAAATCGACTCTGACCTCCACTCTTGTGGTACTGGTTTTGGCGACGGTGGTTCCATTGTGTTTGCTGCTTCTGTAGCTCCTACAGACTACCAGCACACTGGTTGCTTCATGAACACCAATAACACTACAACTCAGTACACTGACGACACTATTGACGGTGTTGCCGGAGACGAGTTTACTGACCGTTTTTTCCGTGATATGATTCAAAAGCTGGACGACAATAACGTACCGATGGAAAGCCGTGTACTTATTATCCCACCCGCTACTCGAAACGCCATCATGGGCATTGACCGTTACGTGTCTTCTGACTTCGTAGGCGGCCAAGCAGTTCAGTCTGGTCTTATTGGTAACTTGTACGGAGTAGACGTTTACGTTTCTGCTAACTGTGCAACTATCGAAACTGCAGCTCAAAACAGTGCAGCTTCTGTAGACACTCGTGCGGCAATGTTGTTCCATAAGGACGCTATTGTTCTTGCAGAGCAGCAGTCAGTACGTTCACAAACCCAGTACAAGCAGGAATACTTGTCAACTCTGTACACGGCTGATTGCCTGTACGGTGTTCAGGTGTATCGTCCTGAAGCTGGTTTCGTTCTCGCAGTACCTTCTGCGTAGTAATGAACTCTATGGGGGTCTTTCGAGGCCCCCTATTTTTCTTATATTGTTTTCTTTAGCTGGAGCAGTCTATGGGTATCTTTAGAGGTACTGGAGGTACTGGTGACGCAACTACAGACGCTGTAGCGTCCCAAGTTGGCACTGATGCCTCGACTGCTTCAACTAAAGCAAATGAAGCTGCTAGTTCAGCCACAGACGCTGCTACTTCAGCTACTGCCGCAGCTACTTCAAAGACGGCTGCTGAGACAGCTCAGGCGGCAGCAGTAGTAGCTAAAACCGCTGCTGAAACTGCGGAAACCAATGCTGAAACAGCAGAAACTAATGCAGAAACGGCAGAAACCAATGCAGCCTCTAGTGCCACCAGTGCTACCAGTAGTGCGTCTACAGCAACAACTAAAGCGTCTGAAGCAGCCTCTAGTGCCACCAGTGCCACCAGCAGCGCCTCTACAGCAACAACTAAAGCGTCTGAAGCAGCATCCAGTGCAACAGCGGCAGCGTCAAGCGCAACAGCAGCAGCCTCTAGTGCAACATCAGCATCCTCAAGTCAGTCCACAGCAACAACTAAAGCTAGTGAGGCATCAACATCTGCAACCAATGCTGCAACTTCTGCAACTAATGCTGGCAGCTCTGCTACAGCGGCAGCCTCAAGCGCCACATCAGCAGCAAGCAGTGCAGCGTCAGCAGCAGCAGCCCTAGACTCTTTTGACGACAGGTACTTAGGCAGTAAGACTTCTGACCCCACTGTGGACAACGACGGTAATGCTCTAGTTACTGGTGCTTTGTACTACAATTCAAACACAGACGTAATGAGGGTGTACGATGGCTCTGCTTGGGTTGACGCAAGTTCCGGGCTAACCTTTGCTGAACTACAGGGTAAGCCTACGACACTCAGTGGCTACGGAATTACTGACGCAGTAGCAGCATCTGCAATTTCAACCTTTGGTGGAACCTTAGTTGACGATGCTAATGCAGCAGCAGCTAGGACTACACTGGGCTTAGGCACAGTAGCAACAACTGCTTCTTCAGCCTACGCCACAGCAGCCCAAGGTACTACAGCAGATGCAGCTCTGGCAGCTTCCGCAGTGTCCACCTTTGGTGGGACCTTGATTGATGATGCAGATGCAGCAACAGCAAGGACTACATTAGGACTAGGGACAGCCGCTACGACTGCTTCTTCAGCCTACGCTACAGCAGCACAGGGTTCCACCGCAGATGCAGCTTTGGCAGCTTCCGCAGTGTCGACTTTTGGTGGTACTTTAGTTGATGATGCAGACGCAGCAGCAGCGAGGACTACACTGGGTTTAGGTACTGTAGCAACTACCGCTTCTTCAGCCTACGCCACAGCAGCACAGGGTACTAAGGCTGACTCAGCTTTACAGAGTAACTCAACATTAAACGCAGACAACATGACGACAGGTACGCTTTCAGGCGGCACTTACTAAAGGAATTAAACAATGGCTACAACAATTGTAACTAAATATGGGTCAGACGCACCAGCAGCCTCCGACATAGTAAGAGGTGAGCTGGCAGTAGACACAGAAAACGGAAGGCTGTACACAGAGAACGCAGCGGGTGCTGTTGTTGAGATAGGGTTGAAACCTGAGGCCAATGTAGATGTCACAGGCACAATTACTGCCACAGGTACTTCAGTCTTTACCAACCTAGACATCTCAGGCGACATAGACGTAGACGGCACGACTAACCTAGATGTCGTTGACATTGATGGCGCTGTGGATATGGCGAGTACTTTAGCGGTTGCAGGTGATGCAAACTTTGATAGCGGAACTTTATTTGTAGATGTTTCTGCTAACTCTGTGGGTATTGGGACATCCTCGCCTGCGGGAAATGGTTTGCACGTTTATAACTCAAGTGGTGGTGAGCAGTATATCTCTAGCAGTAACTCTGCCATGCGTTTTGTTTCTACGGGTGGTGTAAACTATATTCAAAGTGGAACTGCAACCTCGTCTTCTTCTGCTGCTGACCTTATTTTTACAAATGTTGGTGGCACGGGCGAAGTTTTCCGCATAGCCGCAGACGGCTCTCTATCCACCCCAACCGCAGGAACCTCTAACGTCCGCTTTGGTGTCAACGCAGGTAACAGCATTACAAGCGGTGGTAATTATAATACTGTCGTGGGCGATGAAGCAGGCACTGCGATTACTACGGGTGATAACAACACCGCGCTAGGTTATTCTTCTTTAGCAGCAAACACCACAGGCTCTAGTAATACTGCGGTTGGTATGGATTCCCTGCTTTCCAACACAACAGGCGAAACTAATACTGGCGTAGGTAGAAGAGCATTAGAGGACAACACTACTGGCTCCAATCAAATAGCTATAGGCTACGGCGCTTTGCGAAATAACACAACAGGTAACAGTAATGTTGCCCTTGGTTATTTAGCAATGGACATAAATACAACTGGTGCTAGTAACGTGGCCGTGGGTTTTCAGGCGCTAAAGGCAAACACCACAGCTTCTAACAACACCGCAATGGGTTACAACTCTTTAAGCGCAAACACTACAGCTTCTGGCAACTCAGCTTTTGGTTATACCTCTTTAGCATCAAACACTACAGGTAATGCGAATGTTGCAGTAGGACAAAGCGCACTGTACGCGAACACCACCGGCACACAAAA